GAGATCGATTCTTACAAGGCGGCATTAAAGGCCGCTGACGATAAGTCGGTAGCACTTGAATCAGAACTCGTAATTGCAAAGTCCGCCGCCGCCGCGGGTGGTCCGAAGAGGACTGGTCGTGTCGTGGTGAACGATTCAAATGAACTACTAATCAAAGCCGCTGAGTACCGACTAAAGGCTCAAGCGACTTCAGACCCAATTCTCGCTAAAGGTTACAAGGCACTAGAGAAGGAATATCTCTCAAAGGCTAGCGGAACTAAAAGCGAAGAATAAACCCACTCGAAAGGAAATACCTTAAATGGCGCTACAAGCACCTAAGGCTTCCGACCTCTTTGGCGATGTTGAGTCACCAAAGAAAGCCGCGAAGCGTATGGACGAATTTCAGTCTGAACTGAATAAGTCTTTCTCACTACCTAACACTCAGGGAATGACCCCAGCACAGGATCCAACTGCGGCTCTCGAAGCACTTGCTTCACAGAAGTCACTTTCACCTGATGCTCTCGCTGGACTCAACAATGCAATCGCTTCTCAGCGCCTTGCCTTGCAGGATGTTCAGAAGGACATTTCTCTCACATCACCACTTAGCACATCTTTCGCAGCCTTCGACCTCGAAGCACCTGCAAAGTTGCTTACACCTCGCCCAACACCACTTCGTAACCGCATCCCTCGTAAGAAGGGCGTAGGTACTTCACACCGTATCAAGCGCATCACCGGTTACACAGGTACAGGTACTGGCGGACAAGGTCAGATTTGGCCGGGCATCACCGAATCAACAACAACTGCATTCGGTTCAATCAACTTTGAGCGCGGAAGCAAGATTTCGTACACAGCCGACGACATCATCCTTCCATACAACTCATACTCACTATCAGATAGCGTTTCATTCGATGCTAACTTCTCAGGTCTTGGATATCAGGATCTCCGTCAGTTGTCATCAACATCAACCCTGTACGCAACAATGTTGATGGAAGAACGCATGATGCTTATGGGTCGCGGAACTGCAACAGGTTATGCTGGCGCACTTTCAGCACCAACAATCACCGTTACTGCTCCTTCAGCAGGAACAGGTCAGGTTGCACTCGCTAACGCAACTTACTATGTCTATGTAACCGCAGACGCTGGTATCTCATCAACTGGTTTTGGTGAGTCAGTAGTATCATCAGTTGCAACACAGGCAACATCTTCACAGGTTCTCAAGATCGTTGTATCTGCTCCCGTAGCAGGTGCGCTCGGTTACAATGTTTACATCGGTACAACAACTGGCGTTGCAAATGCCAAGTATCAGGGAACATTCAAGAGCCTTACAGGATATGTTGTCGGTGCTGGATCTGCATCAGTAGGCGACACTCTCGTTTACTCAACTGCATCTTCAATCCTTGCTTCACGCGCATCATCTGACACCTCTGCATATGCAACAGGTTACGATGGCGTATTGACAACCCTTCTCGGTTCAAACACCGGATACAACAACAACATCAACTCAACATTCTCGAACACAAACGCTGGTACTGAATTCCAGACTGTATTCGCTAACCTCTACGCAAGCGTAAAGGCTGATCCGGATGAGATTTTGATGAATGGTTCAGATCGCAAGCAACTCTCTGATGCAATCAAGGGTTCAGCAAACGCTAACTACCGTCTTAACATTTCACAGGACGAAACAACTGGAGTTACCTTCGGTTCTGTCGTCAATGGAATCGTTAATGAGACAACTGGTAAGTCACTAGCAATCACAGTTCACCCTTGGTTGCCACAGGGCGTTGCTCCAGTTATGTCTTACACACTTCCAATTCCTGACACAGAGGTCAGCGATGTATGGGCTAACTACCTCGTCCAAGATTATATGGGAATTCAATGGCCGGTCACTCAGTTTGCCTACGAATTTTCCACATATTTCCGCGGAACATTCTTCTGTTCAGCACCTGCGTGGAACGGTATCGTTTCAGGTATCGTTGCCGCTTAATCATAAGTAACAAAATGGGGGGAGAGTCTTTCGAGGCTCTCTCCCTGTTTCATAAGAAAGGCAAATAAATGGGTCGGTTAGTACCGAGAGATGGCTTCGCTAGAGAAGTCGAGATCACAAGGCAATCAGGCAGTAAAGTTATTAAGGCTGGCAAAGATGGAATGTATCGCGTTGAAAACCCACGAGATATTCAGGCACTAAAGGCAGAAGGTTTTACCGAAGGCAATTTAGCGTTACACACAACTGGAGATGGCGATCGCGGGTATAATTGCGATAACTGTGGCTTCGGATCGTGGTTCAAATTGTGTTCCAAGTGTGGACACGAATCGTCAGCACCTAAAACAGACGGAGATTAAAAAATGGCATCAGCGGTTTCGCCAATTACCCAGTTTCAGTCAGGCTCTTATCTCACTATTGCTGAATATAAGAACGCTCCGACTGCGATTGATTACAACAATTTAGTAGTTGGCGGAACCTCTGCGCAACAAGATGCCGAACTAACCTCGGTTATCCAGCGGGCATCATCTTGGATCGATATCTATGTAAATCAGCCCCTAATTGCTCAGAACTTTACAGAGCAGTCCCGGACTCGTATCACCCAAGAGGGTTTTATGGTGATCTCTCCGGACTATAACAATGTCGTGGCGGTGAACTCCCTCGCTTATGGTGCTACCCCTACGGCTATGACCACAGTTCCGGCAACCTCGCTAACCTCAATATGGTTCGAGAAGTCCCAGTTCATTTACCCTATGAGCCAAGTCGGAATCGGCTATTCCTCTCAGGGTCCACTATCTTTCGGCTTCCCACCAACAGTTCGCTCTCGTATCTATGCCTCATATAACTACACCGCTGGATACTGTAATGGCTTAATCAACACCGCTAGTGCCGGAGCAACCTCTTTCACGATGATCGACCCAATCGGCTTAACCGCTGGAACGCTTGTCACGATCTACGATGGTCAATACACCGAACAGGTTACGATCTCATCTTCATACACTTATGGATCAAGCACCATTAACATTACAACCCCGTTAAAGTACGCTCACGCTTCCGGCGTAGCAGTAGGTAATATGCCTCAGGCGGTCAAGCAAGCCGCTATCTTGGCGACTACTGACTTTCTCAAGGTTCGTGGAGATAACTCCCTTACGATGGCAGTTACAACCCGCGCCTCTAGTGGACCAAGCGTTCAGGACATTATCGGATCTGATCTTGCGCTCGCCAAGGAATTGCTTGCGCCCTTCCGACGGATGCGCTAAATGGCGGTCGGTCGTTCCCAACTTCGCTCCACTCTTTATTCGTATCTCACCGGTGCGAATATTGCTACGCTCAATCAGATCTTTACTTCATTTCCGAAGCGCATTAACTATCAGGTAAATGCAACCGCAGGACAGATGAGTCGTGCCGCCGCCGTAATCTTTATTGCAAGTGAGCGCGAAACTCGTCTTGCTATTGGTGGAGCAACTAATGGCTGGAAGCGTGTCGATTTCCAAGTGATCTTGCAGATCTTCCACCACTCGGTACAAAATAACGCCGAAGATGCGATGACGGATTTTGATACACTTATCGATAACATCAAGGATACGCTTCGAGCCAGCCATAACTTCGGTGATACATCGCAAGTAAATGTGTGGCAAGGCGCGGAACCTGTGATCGATTGTATCTACGGAGAGCCAGTTACCTCAGACAATGGGGCAACAGAAACCTTCGCGGAGATTCGATTCGATGTTACCCAAATGATTCAGGCATAGGAGAACGATGGCTACATATCAGTACAACGGAGACTGCGTTCGTGAGTTCCCAACTCTCACGCTTACCGTTAAGCCCGGCGACACTTTCGAGTCAAAGGATGAGGTTATCTCAGCCGATGTCACTCTCGCTTCCGCATCAAAGAAAACAACATCAGAACCGTCAGCCGCGCCTGACACAACAGTAGGAGAGTGAATAAATGGCAGTACAAAATACCCATCGTTCCTATATTGGAATCGCAAAGGAAACAACTAAGGGAACCGCAGTTACTACTCCGGTCGCTTACATTCCTGTTATTGCAAGCACAGTAAAGCCTCAAGATATTTATACACCTCTTTATGACGAAGGTCTTCGTGGATCTCTCGTAAAGAATTACAACTACATTCAGGGTCGCGTTCACTCACAGTTCGACTTCGGTGGCGCAGTATTCGCAGACACCATCATCTACCCTCTCGCTGGCGTACTTGGCGAAGATGTAGTATCCGGATCTGCTCCTTATGTTCACACACTCGCTCTCAAGAACACTACGGCTACTGCCTCAGATGCTCAGCCATCTGCGTACACAATTCTTGATTACTACGGCGCGAATGTCCGTACTTGGACAGGCCACCAGTTCCACGATTTCTCCCTAAAGTGGAGCGCAGACGGACTCCTTGAGTACGATGCAAAATCAACTGGATGGCAATCAGCAACCGCTTCTACCCCAACACCTTCATTCTCAACTGTATTGCCAACCGCAGTATGGTACGGAACGGTAACTGTTGCCGGTACAACTATCTCTAACTCAACAATGGGTAATATCGATATGAAGCGCCCTGTTACACCTATCTACGGAATCTCAAATGTGCAGACTCCGTATCAGGTATTCCTCGGTGCGCTTGAGGTTACCGGTAAGGCCACTTTCCTTATGGAAAATGACACCCAACTTACTAACTACCTCACTAACACCCAACCTGCTCTCGTCTTTAACTGGACTACTGGAACAGGCGCATCACAGACTTCGATTCAAGCAACAATGACCAAGGGTGCATACACACTCGCAGTCATCGAACGCTCAAAGGATTTCGTAGAAGTTCTTGTCGATTTCAACGCACAGGGCAACTTGACCGATTCCGGCACAGTTGGCTACTCACCTATTAAGTGGGTCGTCAAGAACGCCGTTACAACTTCGGTCGCTTAACCTAGAACGCAGTAGGGGTGGCAGGTTGATCGGCTCGCCTTAGCCTGATCCCGCACCCCTACTGCCTAGACTTTGCTAGGATATGAATAAGGCAAATCCAACAAAGGGGCAAAAATGTCACGCAAAATCACACTACCATCAGGCGCAACAGTAACTCTCAAAGAGGCCGCCGAACTTAAGGTAAAAGATCGTAACCGCATTATGGTCGCTGGCGATGAAGATACTCAGGCAAAAAAGGGTATCGCTATCGGCAACGCATTGTTAGCCGCAATCATTGAGGATTGGTCACTCGACCTTATGATTCCGTCAGTTAAGGTTGATTCGATTGAAGAATTGTCGATCCCTGACTACACAATGCTTATGAAGGAAACAGAGAACCTCACCAAGGAATTGTTCCCTGATCTTAACGATACAGACGAAAATAAGTTAAACCCCGATAGCCCTTTAGAAAACTAGAGCGGCTCAAGGATCTATTCAGGGGATTCCAAAAATCCGATACCCTTGAGTACCCTACAAAAGAATGGTTTTACTTTAAGTTCGCTGATCGTTTTGGCTGGACTCCGGAGCAGGTCGATAACCTTCCGGCGGCTCAATCTGATTGGCTCTTAGCGATTGCAGATGCTATCGAAGAAGTTAAAATCGAAAAGATGGAGAAGCAATAATGGCTGACGGAGTTTCAAGTAATCTTCCCGAAGTTATTGCCGCTCTTAAGGCTT